GGGATCGCTGCCGCCAATTGTTCTGCCACGCCCAAACGATCCTCGGCCGAGAATCCCCAGGCGCTCAGGTAATGGAACGATCCGAATCCCTTCGCTCCCCATAGCACTGCCGACTCGCCATCCGCCATCGAAATAAGGCTGCATGGTTCTTTTTGCTCAATCGCCTGCGCTAGCCGACATGCCACGCGGGCCGTATCCGCCTGCTCATTGGGGAAACCATAGATCATTGTGCTCTCCTTAGAAATCCGCCCCGACATAGGGTCATGCCAAATCTCTCCCTAGCGAGATCCGGGGCAAACTCAGGGTGTTGAGGTAGCCAGTCGGCAAGCGCCTCCGCTGGCCCCCGGTCTATCCCAGGGACTTTCCAGGGATGATTGATATGTGTATCTTCGACGATCAAGTAGCTTCCGGGCGTAATTAGCGGACCATAAAGATCCAGCTCCCGGAGAACATGGTCGGCCTTGTGGTCGGAATCCAGAATCGCCATGACGGGCGAGCAACCTCCCAACCATTCCTGTACCGCTACTAGCCTTTCTGGCGAAGTCGTATTCCCAAAGTGGTACGTCAATGCCGGATGCTGAGGATAGACGGGCTGGGGCGCGATATCTATCGTGAGCACCCGCCCATCGCCAATCATTCCCAGCACCGCCGCGAGCCAGGCAGAGGTTCCGCCCGATGACGTACCGCACTCAATCACGGCTGCCGGACGAACGTCATGGAGCATCTCTTGGTAGATCCAAAGGTCACACGGGGTCTTCCAGATCGGTGTCCCCAGCCAAGACATCTGGCAGATGAGGCCCGACTGATAGAACTCCATCATATAGGCATCAATGACTTCTTGGTTCACCGCGCTACGATCCCCTTCCCGACACCGCGCAAGGCCCTCACGACATTGACGTTCCCGGCGGTATCGTTCTGCTCGGCACCAAGATCTTACTCTGTGGTGGCGCCTTCCGCCATTGAAGGCCTATCTTCTTCATCATACACTCCATGCAGATCACCGCGACGAAGACCTCTCTCTTTCCGTTTACAACTTCGGCCTTGCCAAATACTTGCGCACCGGGAGGCCGCACCTCCTTGCCGCATACCTGGCAGGCCGTCGGGGACGGCTGCCCGGACGCTGCCTCGGGCTTGCCTCCGTTATCGCTCATCTCCACTCCTCCGGGTTCGCCTTGCCGGCAATGGCGGCCGGACTAGCTTGTCCTGGCGCACCATATCTGCTATACTGCCTATAGGAGGAAAATCGCGATGCCACACAGAGATCAGCATGGAATGTGGAAAGGCGGCCGCTACAAAGATTCCCATGGCTATGTTCATATATGGGTCGGGCCGCGATGCTACAAGTTAGAGCACCGTCTCGTAATGGAGAATGCCCTGGGCCGGACGTTGCTTTCTTCGGAAACCGTCCATCATCTAAACGGTATGACGACGGACAATAGACCAGAGAATCTAAGCTTGTTCCAGTCCACCAATGCCCACACGAAGACTCATTGGTTGGAAGCCGGTGTGGATGGTTTCGGCCGCGCTCACAAGAAGAAACCGATGGCGACATGCCATCCCGACCGACCCCATAATGCTCGTGGGCTCTGCGGTCCCTGCTACTGGCGTATGATGGGTCGCAAATATCGTCTGGAAAGACCTGAGCGACTCCGGCGGATTCGCCAGAGATGCCAAGAGAAAGACCCAGTTGCCTTTCTGGAAAAGCGCCGTGTCGCCGCCAAGAAGAAATATCATGAGAATCCTGCAATAATGCGAGCCAGGAGACGAATCTATTACCAAGCACATATTGAACAGGAACGTGAGCGCGCTCGCAATTATCAACGACAACGGCGATATTAGTCCCAGGCATCAGGATTGGCCTTTCCGCTAATAGCTTTGACAATCCGATCCAATCGTTTTCCATAAGTGTGGAATCGCCTCACGAACTCCATTCCGGTCTTCGCCTTCGTCGCCGCGGCGCAGGCATTGTCCAGCAGGTCCTCGCCCCATTCGACGGCCTGTTCCGGGGTATCCACCCAGACCATGTGCTTGTGATTCACGAACCCCAGGGCCCCATAAGCGTCGGAATATGGGGCCAAGAATGGTTTGCCGCAGGCCAATGCCTCGAAGGTGCGCATCGAGGTCATTACCGTCTTCGCCCGCCCGTCCATGCCGCTCCGCTGATTGTTCTGGCCTAGCACTATTCGCCCATGTCGATACTGCTCAGCCGAGGTATAGCAAGAGGTACCGCCGCGCCAGAATGGTTGCAGTTCCGGGTAGGGCGGTATCTCATAGGAGAAGATCGCCATGCTGTAGCCAGCCCGGGCCAAAGGCAAGATCATCGTCTTTGTCGCCCATTTTCTGGCCTCCCATTGAGTGTCATACCAATTGCAACTCAGGGCTATGTCGGCCGCATCGTCTGCTAGCGGCATCGGCACGTGCATCTTCAGCGGCTCCGCCGCCAGGGGTAGCCAGAAGACGCGGTTATGCTGAAGGGCAGCTCGGTAATTCGGAATGCAGCAGCGGTCACTGGTGAAGACGAAGTCAGCCATGCGCGCCTCGGCCAGAAACGGGTGATAGGCGTTCGGGTCTTCGATAGTCCACCAGCAGAAGGGCTTGCCCGCCTTCTCGGCCGCATCCCGCGCAGCGGCGGTCGCTGAAAGCCCGTCATGCGTCGCCATGTTCATCCCCAGAACGAAGTCGGCCTCCGCCGCCGAGCCTACGAACTCAGCATATGGCTCGCAGTAGGGCTGGAGGAAGCCGAAGGTGGGTGCGAAAACTCTCATCTCTCTCCTCGATGCCTCATGTGCTTCAAGGGGCAAGGCTTTGTCCCCATATCTTGAAAGGGCCTAGATAGATCCGGTATCCCAGTCCTCCGAACCAACGGCAGGAGATGCCGAATGCCAGTTGATAAGGAAAGAAAACCATGCCTCCTAATGCAAACGACGTTCTCCACTCCCAAAAATCATATGCACGCTTCATCAGCCATCCGTCTCTATGACCTTCACTGTCCTAGCGAACCACCAACCCCCAAGGCGTCTCATCGTAGATTCCCGTATGAGCTTGAGATTGACGAAGCAGTCAAGGGCCATTAGGCCAACCCATGCCAAGGCGGACACCTTGATCTCAATAATCTCTCCATCCTCTAGATAGGCCGTGATTGTCTTTGGTCTCATCTGTAAGCCCTCTCCATCCAGCGGCCGATAGTCGTGGTCACGAAAGTCACGAACTCCGGCCCATGCTTGAGCTGGCAGTAGACATTGTTCGCGTCATAGTCCTGCGGATGGTTCGACAGCCCCAGCCGCGTCAAGTAGTAGTGGTGGTAGACCAGTGATCCGAAATGAATCAGCACATTCCACGATGCCTGGTGGAACCGGTAGGCCTCCTCGGTATCCTCGAAGTTTTGGCGGCCCGGCATGTCCGGGTCGTAGGGATACAACAGCCCATCGCGCCTGATGCCGACCTCCTCCAACGCCGCCCAACGCTTCACCGCCGGATGCGTCAAGCCCGGCCGCACCCGGTGCGCCCTCCGCCATACCCGTGCCAACCGGTTTATCTCCGCCTGGAACATCGCCGCGTTCTGGAGCTGATTGTCGTTCACCACATAAGGCAGCACCGGCCTCGGCGTACGAAACTGCCCACCCCCCGTCGCCAGCGCCGGCCCCATTATCGCCGCCCTCGCCCCGTGCGGATGCTCCATGAAGTCTATGATCGGCTTCAGCCAACCGAGCGGCCCCAGGGAATCCTGCGCCGCCGGGAACACATGATCGGTATGCACTTCCACCACATACTCCGGCGCGAACCATTCATGCAGGAGCTGATAGCCCCGGTTCCGGCCCCGGGCGATGCCAAGATTTTCATCCTGCCAATCCACCCTTACCCGCTCCTCGGCCGCCTCCAGCCGCTGGAGCATCTCGACCGTGCATGGACAGGTGCTGCCATTGTCCACTACCACAAGCCGCCAATCGTAGAGCTGTAGATCACTCCCGAGGAGACTGTCTATTGCTTGCCTTGTCGCCTGCCAGTGAGTCGGGCACTGCGCCAGATTGCACGTCAGGAGATTCACTCCTACCTTGACCATGCGCCATCGTTTCTCTGCCCATTCGGCCTTCTCTAATGCGCCTACGCATTGGTATTGATCGCGGTGGTGATAGCCTCGCTTGGACCGCCGGCGCACATACCAGGCGAAGCGTAATGTCCGGCGTGCCCCGATAAGCCGTCTCCGATATCTCTGCTATCCAGCCGCAGTCGAAGCATCTGAATCTGCGTTGGCTTGACCGCGCATTCTCCCGCGACACAGTAGCCCGCCCTAGACAGGCCGGGCAAACTCCCCGATGACGCAAGGCCCAAGCCGCCGCCCCCACCGGGTCCGTTCTCTGAAGCTCTGTGATCTTTTGATCTATTCGGTCTGTCATTTCACCAGCTCCTTCCTTTCTCCCCAGCCTCCGATGCTATAGCCAGTCAGGCGTCCCGCCTTCACATCCGACCAGGCCTGGTCGTCATTTACCTTAACAGCCAGCACCCAACTCCCCTTCTTTACTGGGTTCTCGCCCATGTTCATGTCCTGCGGCGCGAGGTAACACTCAACAATGTCTGCCGCAAGCGGCTCTTTATGCTGCCGCCCGATGGCCGCCTTCTGCTCTTTCCACCGCGCCATGAAATCGTGGCAAGCCTCCTCGATCTCCTCCGCCTTGATAAAATCGCCCTGGCTATCCGTCCGGCGCGGCGTCCCCGGCTCCAGTACGATGCCATAGACGAGTCGCTTCTCCTTGTCCGCCTTCAGGATCGGGCAGAAAAGCTCCCAGGATGCCCCAGGAGAAGCGGTTCGGCCCCGGGAGAGCCTGCACCATAGCTTGCCGCTTGAATTCGCAATGTGGGCGAACATGACGCGGCTCTTGCCGCCCCGGAACCAGTCTTCTTTGGCCTTTGCCACCCACGCGCCGTCGGCCTGCTGCCGATACTGCGTCTTCACTGCCGCCCAGGCCGTCGCGTGCGCCTTCGCTTCATCGCCTTCATACTCTTGCCAAGCCGCATTGAAGGCCGCCCGCCATATCTCCTGCCCATGCTTCGGGAGCTTCTTCACCGTGGCTGGCAGATCGGCGAGGGTAGCATAGGGTTTGGAGACCGGTTCGTGGGTCTTTTCCATTTCCGCGGCCGCCTCGAAGGCCCCATCATGCTCCTGGCAGTGCGTCTCAGCCGCCGGGGCCATCCACTTGTCCTTGGGGTAGCGAAAGGCCTGAATCTCGCTACTGCCGTCCTCACGCACGCCGAAGATCACGTCTATCGGCTTACCGTCATGTTGTAGCTTTGCGTTCTGCCGCCGCATCCGCTGATACCCCGTCGGAGGCTTCAGCCGACAGGCATGCTCATTCGGGTAGGGCTTGAATATCTCGACATAGGCCTTCTCGAAATCTTCGTCGGTTGCCATATCAGTTCTCCTTTGAATCACCTTCTCCAGCGGCGTGATATGGCGCATTCCCCGCCTCTTCATTTCAGCGGCCAGCAGATCGTGCACCGCCTTCAGCCGCTCTGGCGTCAACTTGCTCTCGGCCGGTGAGATAGGCACATTTACGTGGACTTCGGAGACGGTGGGGTTCACGGATTTGGCATCCCCGCAAGCATCCGCGAAAAGTCCTGGGTTCCTCGCTCCCACAAGTCCCATCCCACGATCATCGCGACGGCTATCACCCCGACTCCCAACAGCCCGATGAGAAAGCGCGACGCGAAGCTCAAATCCGCGTGGCACCCGCCCGCCCCAGTAGAGACGATGGCCTCCAGGGCGCGAAACACAATGTAGGTTGCGATCAGAATCCCGATCTCGGGTATCATGCCCCGCCCTTTCCGCGGCCTCTCGATGACTGGAACCATTTCTCTTCCTTGCCCACCATCGCTACGCCGCACTTCTCGCACTTCATCTCCGCGCACGGCGTCCCGCGGTCGTGCTTCGTCTCCCACTTGCACTCTGGGCAGATGCAGGTGTCCGTCCCGCCCACGCCCTGCCGCGGGCCGCCCACTCCCCGTCCTTCTCCGAGAGCCATTTCCTTGTCTCCCTTCGCCGCCGCTTGGTGGCAGCGCCTATGCAGTGTCAGCAAGTCCTCATCCGACAGATTCTTGACTGATGCCGCGGTCAACGACTGGAGCGCCACCTTCTCCAGTCCGGGTGTCCCCTTACTGCGCCCCCCGGCCTCGCCCCTCGCCTGGAGGCCAATCCTCCCGGCGATTCCAGACAGGTAGCGGCTGAACCACGGCTTCACCCGGTCGTGGAAGGCCTGGAGGTAAGACCGCGATAGCCCACGCTTCTTCTTCATGCCATCCCCTCTTCTCTCATGGCCGCCATAGGCCATCATGTCAGACGAGGGATATTGACGTTCATTCTCGGTTCGCATTTATCGCCTCGCGCATCTTCTCCACTACTTGCCTCAGCCCAAAGTCCAGCGCGAGCAGCACGAAATCCCCCGGCCGCCGCGGCATCCACGTCCCGCCCACCGGGCAGGTATACTCCAACCTGATGTTCGGGTCGGGCAGCCATGTTCCCGGCAGCCGCCAGGGCACGTCCTTCCCATTCCCCAGTGAGAGCATCATGTCAGTCATGCCCACAACCGGCGCCCAGGATTCGGCCCCAAGTTGTGCCCACCATCTGCGGTCAGCGGCCTTCAGCAAGGCGCTTCTCCAATCTCGGCGGGACGAAGAAGAACCGCAGCCGCCGCCAGAAGGTCGGCCGCACGTAGTAGCGGCTGATCTCATCGCCGACCCGCGCCTCCCCGATGAACATCAGTCCGCGCCGCGCCGCTTCCCGGTCGCCCGTCGCCCGCACGCTCGCGAGGAACGCGTTCGGCTCGATATGGTTCCACCGCAGGCAATCATAATCGTCAAGCCAAGTCGCCGGGTAGCGCTGCTCGAACTCCTGGCCGATCTTCTCGGAGGCGATCTGCACCGTCTGCTCGAACTCTTTCATGGCTGGAAGTCCATCGCGGTATAGTGCTTGTCTTCGTCCGGCACGACACGCTTCTCCATCCCCTCCTCCTCTTCTTCGGGCAGTTTGCCGACTTGCCGTAGCCACGTCTCCATCGCCGGCCCCGGTGTTATCAGCATCGCCTGTGCCAGCTTGCCCAGAGGCTCGGCGATGTCCGAAAGGTCGGGGGCCTGAATATCCGACGCCACGAAATACGGGAACTCGGTGAGGCGGAAGCTCCCGGCATTCAGCCCAAAGAGCCTCGGGACCTCGTAGCGGTTGATCGTCTCAGCAATGGTATGGCCTAGCATCGCCTCCAGGCTCATCAGGAAGAAGTCCTTATCCGACTGGGACTTGGCGAAACTCCCCTTCGGCGCTTGACCCAATTCGAGGAACTGCGCCAGCACCGACCCCAGAATCCGCCAGGAGCAGAGCTGGATATAGGCGATCACATCCTCCAGCTTGATCGGGGGTGTCTTCAGGTCGAACCCGATGCCCCAGGGGACCAATGCCCCCATTTGCTCGTCGAGGCGGAAGGCGGTCGCCGCGTTCTCCAGATAGGCCCGCAGTTCGTTCATCCCGTCAGAGCCGTCGAAAAGTGTAATATCCCTTTCGCCGACGGAGAAGACGGGCACGCCGCCCATGCGCTCGATCAGGATGCCGGCCCAGATATCCGCGTGCTTGAGTCCATAAAATGGTTGATAAGCCGCACGCAAAAGCGACTCTCCTTCCGGGTTATTCATCTGGCCTTCGAGGGTGAAGTGCAGGCTGCGGTCAAGCGGGATCTCAACGTGGGACCCGCTCCCGCTCCGCGTGTCCGTCTGAATAAGCGCCTCCACGTCGCCGTCCTCGTCGAACTTCCAGCCGTCCCAGGTCTCCTGCCCGCGGGGCGACCACTTGCGCCAGCCCCAGAGTCCGTCGTCATGCTTGCTTCGCTTGCTGCCGTCCTTCTGCTGGGGCCCCAGCCGCCGCTTGTAGATGATCTGGAACCAAGAGGCGCCATAGACGGCCGTGCCGGTGATGATCTCGGACATTGCCTCATACCAGGTATGGGACATGTCATCCATGCAGGCCTCGAGGAACTCCCGTGCTTTCTCCGCATCCGGTCCCTTGCCGCCTTCCACCCGCCAGGTAGCGGCGAGCATGGGGAGCTTGATCGCCCGGAGCGCCCGCCGCACCACGTCGTGGTTATACATCTCGCGGTATTTCGCGCGGCCCTGCGCTCCCTGCAGCTCCTGGAGGTATTCCTCGCGGATATAGGGGCCGACCCGCTTCAGCCCGGTGGTTCCAATCTGCGTGATGCGCTCGCTAAAAGTCAGGGGCGCCCGGAGCGCGATGGGGGTTTTGTCGGGTTCGGCCTGCTTGCTCGGCTTCCGCGGCATCTTATCTCCTCCCGAAGTCCCTTCGCATGTCCACGCCCAGCCCCGCCCCGTAGGGCGTCTTCTTGAACGGCTTGAAGTTCTTCAATCCCTTATACATCCCGTCGTGCAGGTGGGCTGTCGCCGGCCGGGGCATTGACGTCCAAGCAAGCGCGCAGGCCATCACCCGGTCATCGAAGCCGCCCTCGGGGGCCGCGAAGCGGATGTTGCCCGTCTTACCCTCCGTCATCTCGAAGGCCTCGAACTCGTTCACCAGTTCTTCGTCGGGCAGGAGCGTAACCTTGCCCTGCTCGAAGGCGATCACCAAGGCGTCAATCATCTGCCGCTTGCTCTGGGCCGTGGTGGCGAAGGGCACTATCTCCGGCTGCCGCGGCATCTCTTGGCGGCGATGGTGCAATTCCGTTAGTATCATGTCATAGAATGGCTCACCTGGGCCGTTGGACTCGATGACACATTTGCGCACACCCAGGCGGCCGAGCAATGAGATTAGGCGCTCGGCCTGGATCGAATAGCTCGCTTCTCGAAGGCGCTCAATCTCCACCATGCATCCATCGGCATCGAACACCGAGAAGACAGAGAAGTCCGAGTGCTTGGCGAGATCCACCCCGCAGACGAGGGGCTGCTTCGGAGGAGAGGGAGCAGATGCGATCCGCTCCCGTACGTTGCGGAAGACCGCGCCCTCGCCGGTGAGGAACTCGGCCAGATATTCCTGCCGCCACCATCGCTCCGGGTAGTTCCGCTTCTCCTCCTGCAGCCGTTCTGTTGAGGGAATCTTGCTGTAAACATTCCGTTGCCCATCGGCGTCAAAAGCAGGTATGCGCCACCCCTGCCATTCCGGGAATAGCGCGTCCTGACTCGTCTGGTAGAGACGGGCAAACCAGTTGCCTCCCTTGGGCGTAGAGTTGAAAACGACATGACCATAGCGGCCCTCGGAGACAAGTGTCGGCCGCACGTTCAGCCAGGCGGCCTCTTTCATTCTCGCGGCCTCTATCATGTAGAGCGCGTCTATGCCCGCCGACACCAGGTCGTCGGGGTTCTCGGCCGACCGCAGTTCGATATGAACGTCGCCATGCAAGTCCATCAGGTAGGGCTTGCTCTCCAACTTGCGGATGACCTCCGACTCCGGCACGAACCGCTTCCAGTCGCTCCATAGTTCTGAGGCGAGAGGGTAGGTGGGGAAGACGAACCAGATGACGACTTTCGGGTTCAGTAGCGGGCGAGGTTGTTGCCGTAGAAGGTTGATCTTCTCCCAAGCATCCCAGATGCAGGCCCAGTTCTTGCCTGCCCGCCGATGGGCGACCAGGACGCGGAAGCGGGCTTGGGAATCGAGGAGCAGACGCTGGCCGGCATGGGGGGTGTATTCGACTGTCGGCTGGCCGGCCGAGGAGGAGAAGATCGCTCGCTCTAGCATCTCCCCGAATGGGGGAACTGACTTAGCGGCCGTTGCCGGCATTGACCTTCCCGTTCCCGTTCGCGGACTCCACCAGTTCCGTCACCCGCGCTGCCGCCTCGCGCCAGTTCTCGCGGGGCACGAACTCCCGGATCGCCTCACCCAGGGCCAGGGCCAGCTTCTCGCTCAGCATCACCTGGACGTTCTCGGTAGACTGGCCTTCCTCCAGCCGCGCCTGCCGAAGGGCCGAGGTCATCACCATCGCCATTCGCGGGGCGTGGTAGAGAAGGTCAGCGAAGGGCATATTCTCCAATGCCTTCTTGTCTATGATATGCCCAAGCAGGGCATGGAAGACCCGACCAGAGACGGCCTCCGCTTCCTGGCGGGCCTGCCGGCGGCGGCGAGTAGCGGCTATCGCCTCTTCCTGTTCTCGCCCTCGCTCATCAAGCGCCCGGTCGAGTTCCCGGTCGCGGCCGGCCTCGCGCACCTGAGCATCCCAGGCCTCGCAACGAACCAGCCAACGCCATTTCTTCGACCACTGCCACATATAACCAGGCACGCGGGCCTCCGAACGGACGCCCGTCCGCTTGTGCTTGGCCGGC